TGTAAATTGGCTGTTTTGGTGTTAGGATATTCAGTCGGGGAAGTTGCTGCTTGACTATAATTAGGTTCAGCACCATCTGATATACCAGCACGCTGCACAAATAGCGTGCTATAATCCATCTGCCCTCTCTTGAGAAATTTCCGTCTGATACCTCCTCGCCATCCTTGATGGGCCATAACGACCCAATGGATAAGGTTGGAATTAACGTAAGAATAATTCTCACCTGTTGCTGTCGTGTCAACGGCACCCGGTACATAGCCCCTAAGAAAAGGGAATATTGATTGTCGAACATTAATTAAGGTATCTGTGGTGTCAGCATTGGTAAAAATACGATGTAGAGCATATCGCCTCAAAAGTGGTCTAAAAGACTGAATGGACTCACCAGTCCAAACACGATTGATCATCTCTTCGTATTGCAATGTCGGACCTAACTGACATTCCTCCGGTTCCACCGGGACGCGTTCGTCCTCCTGTGGAGCCTGGGCTGTTGGTATGTCTTCCTCCGCGGATTGGGAAGATAAAATCTCCCTACAACATCCGTCATCTCTAGGTGGAGCACCACTTCTGGAGTAGACAAAATCTAGGAATTTATCCTCGGGCACGAAAACTTCAAAGTCATCTCCCATGGAAACAAATACATTCACCTCTACCTCATCGGCAGCAGTTTCATTGTTTGTCGTAAGCTTATTAACGACATAAAATCCTAGAACACCATTACCCTTATTGTCTGCTGTATAGGGGGTGGTACTATAACCTTCTGTTACACCATCTAAACCTAGGTCCAAATGAGTCAGCAAAGTCCTCTCCTGTCCGTTACCTACTGTGACAGTGAAATCAGATTTATCAGTGATATCAATGACTTCTAAGTAATTGGTGTTATACTCGTTGGATCCAAAGAACTTGGGGTCGTACACGAGTTTAATACGACCTTTGTGGTATGCAGACTTTACCACCTGAAAACGAAACTTCATAGAACCGGTCCAATACCTGAATGGCATTGCTGCCATACAACAGGCAGGTATGTGATAGGCCTTTCCTGGGCCTGTCCCCGATTCAGCCCATAAACAAGGATTAATACGAGCATTCCAGAGCAACTCCTCAGGATTCCTCGATGTATTCCATATGAACTTCGTTAAGAATGTTTCTCGACCAGCAATACTCTTAATTGTTAAAGTATCTTCATTACCAACTCCCGCTATGCGAGTATCGATAGTTAAAGCCTGCTGATCATCAACCGATAGCTTATTCGCTAAATCTGGCACTGTTGTAAGTGCTAGGCTTGATGCGGGTACTGGCTTATACGGTTCAGGATCTCTTGTGACTGCAGGGCGTGAATAGCCAAATAACTTGGCTATTGCAGCAGTCTTGTCTGCGGCGAACTCCGCTGCCGTTGCGTATGGTGTAAGAAATGGGATCACTTTGAGAGCTCCTGCAGCTTTAGCTACTGCAGTTGCTGGACCAGAGATCATCCCCTTTGTGTTAGCTTCAGTGTGTTCTGAAGGTGCACTAACTGAATTCTTGGGCTTCGAACTTTTCTTAGCCTTCATCTTTCCCTTTGACTTATTTGGAATATTATCCTCCTTAGCTTGGGGTGTGAGCGTTCCTGGCTCAACAGATGTTGGCACAGCTAATGAAACATCAGCTGCCCATGCAAATACAGAAATAGTAACTGTATCGCTACCACCAGCAGCATGCCTGAGATCATTCATGGTGCGCAAATAAATGCGTCCCATTTGTGCCCAATCGGAATCGGGTACACTCAAGTAGTTCTTATGATAGAAAAATGGTAGCTCCATCTCCCCTCCTTGTGAAGTGGTGGGGTTCAGGTATATGTGTGGTTTCTGTGATAATTGAATTAGATCTTGATTTATCAACGAAGTAAGCGAAGGTGCTGTATCATCGAAAACGTCCAAAGGATTGTACGCAGCAATGACATTACCATAGTGAAATGGCGTTCCATTAATCAGGAACTTTAAATGTAGCTTACAACGCAATAAATTGAAATTGGATATACGATTTATCACCCTCTTATTTTGGAAAAATAAACTCCAAGGATCAAAATCCTCTCCAAAAGTAATACCCAATCCCCATTCCTTTTCGTAAATTTTTACTGGACGTTGAAAGAAATTGCCTAAATCGGCATCATCTGAATCCTGCATCATACGAGTGGGGTCAATATAATCATCTAAGTCATACGCGAAACCTGCATCATCGTCGTCGAACATTACGTTCTCGTGTTGCGATGAATCTGCGGTTTTATAAATTACCTGTTCTGCACTGTGATTGTCCAGAATCTCGGATTTCTCTAAATTGATTTCAAAATTAATATTTACACAATTACTAATCGAATTTATGTACAAGGATAGTATTTACGATTATAATACTTCCCGCCTGCTTTTTCGTCCGTTCCTTTAAACGGGGTGCTAGATAACACCGAACATTACGTTCCGGAGAGGTTTGCAAGCCTCACAAAATTTCATTAAATACAGATAAATATGCAACATGTGGGTAATCCAATACAAACATCCCTATTTTTGCTTTACAAAATGCATCTCGTTAGGGACACGAGACTAGACTTTTATAGACATTCTACAGGTCTGGATCATATTCT